CATGTCTACCCCCTACTTCACGCAATATCTCCCCTTTCCCCGCCAACAGGGCAACCGGTCATATTACCCTCTGGGACTGGGTTTCGGTCCCTGGTGTCAACCAGCATCGTAAACCTGTAATCTTGGTTTACACAGCCGGCAGACCTTGCCGCTCATCACGAAGTCAGAAGCAGCCGACGCCCTCGGGGTGTCTCGGACGGCCGTCTACAAGGCCATCAAGCAGGGGCGCCTCCCGGTGGTGCGCTCAGCGGATGGTCGTGAGCTGATCAAGTCCGAGACTCTGCGCGAGGACTGGTTCGCCAACACGATGAAGAAAGTCGGGGTCGGCCCCAAGCCACCCGCCGGCGAGAAGGAGTTCCCACCGCCGCGGCCGAAGCGCCAGGTGGAGGAGCGCGACCGCTCCCTGGCTGGCCCTGAACCTGGCGAGATCGTTCCCGACTACAACGAGTCCCGAGCCCGCACCGAATACCTGAAAGCCGAGCTGCTCGAGCTTGAGCGGAAGGAGAAGGAGGGGCTACTGGTCCGGGCGGCCGATGTTGAGGCGAAGTGGATCGAGGTGATCACGATCAGCCGCACCAAGGTGTTGGGCGTAGCCTCAAAGGCCAAGCAACGGATTCCAGACCTGACTCAGGATCAGATCGCCATCCTCGAGGACATCGTGCGCGAGGCGCTGGAAGAGCTGGCGGAGGGCAATGGCTCAGATCAGTGACATTGCAGCCTCGGCGCTGCGGGCGTGGAAGCCACCCGAGAAGCTGACGCTTAGCGAGTGGGCGGACAAGTTCTTTTATCTGTCGGCAGAGTCGAGCGCTGAGGCTGGCCGGTGGCACACGCTGCCGTACCAGAAGGGGATCATGGATGCGATCACCGACCCGAAGGTGGAGCAGATCTCGGTGATGAAGAGTGCGCGGGTTGGGTACACGAAGTGCCTCAATGCCTGCATCGCGTTCCACATCCACCAGGACCCCTGCCCGATGATGCTGGTGCAGCCGACGATTGAGGACGCCCAGGGCTACTCAAAAGAGGAGATCGCACCAATGCTCCGGGATGTGCCGGTGCTGAAGGGGTTGGTGTCCGACAGCAAGGCGAAGGACGGAGCGAACACGATCCTGCAGAAGCAGTATCCGGGCGGGACGCTGGGCCTAGTGGGTGCGAATAGCCCGCGGGGCTTCCGCCGTGTGAGCCGGCGTGTGGTGATGTTTGACGAGACGGATGGCTATCCGCCGAGCGCCGGCCCCGAGGGCGACCAGATCAAGCTGGGCATCAGGCGGACGGAGTATTACTGGAACCGCAAGATCATCGCCGGCAGCACACCGACGCTGAAGGATGCGAGCAGGATCGAGCGGCTGTTCAGCCAGGGCGACCAGCGCCGGTATTTCGTGCCCTGCCCCGACTGCGGGCACATGCAGTACCTCAAGTGGTCGCACATGCGCTGGGAGGACAGTGCATTACCAGTGCATTACGTCTGCGAGGAATGCGGGGTGCTGATCCCGCACTCGAAGAAGCGTTGGATGGTAGAGCGCGGCGAGTGGCGGCCGACAGCACCAGGCAATGGGAAGCATGCGTCGTTCCACGTCTGGGCGGCGTACAGCTACAGCCCGAATGCGAGCTGGGACAATCTGCGCGATGAATTCCTCGAGGCGAAGAGTGACCCTGAGGCGCTGAAGACGTTCGTCAACACGGTGCTCGGCGAGAGCTGGGAGGACGATTACGCGGCGAAGGTTGGCGCCGACAGCCTGCTTGAGCGTGCGGAGTTCTACGAGAAGCGGATGATCCCGGCCGAAGCGTCGGCGCTGACGATCGGGTGCGACGTGCAGGACAACAGGTTGAGCCTCAGTGTGTGGGCTTGGGGCCGCGAGGAGGAAGGCTGGCTGGTTGACCGGCAGGTGATCCACGGTGACCCGAGCAGACCAGAGCCGTGGAAGCAGTTGGACGAGATTCTGCTCAGGCCGTTCAAGCATGCGCTGGGCGGCGAGATGCGGCCGGACGTGGTCTGCATCGACTCGGGCGGCCACCACACGATGGAGGTCTACCAGTACGCCAGGGAACGTCAAAACCTGGGCGTGATTGCAGTGAAGGGTCAGAGCCAGAAGGGCAAGCCACCGATCGGGAAGCCGACGAAAGTGGATCTGAACTACAAGGGCAAGGCGCTGAAGAAAGGCGCCGAGGTGTATCCGGTGGGCTCGGACACGACGAAGAGCCTGCTGTTTGGCCGCCTGAAGCACAACGAGCCCGGTCCAGGGTTCCTGCATTTCTATGCAGAGGCTGGGAAGGAGTATTTCGAGGAGCTGACTGCGGAGAAGCAGATCACGCGGTTCGTTCGTGGCTATCCAGAGCGCGTGTGGGTGAAGAAATCCAGTCAACGAAACGAGGCATTAGACGAGTTGGTGTATGCGTATGCAGCGTTGAATCGGATGTATCAGCGGTACGACAGAAGGAGTATCTGGGATCAGCTGGAGAAACGGCTTGAAAAGCCCGTGGAAAGGGAGCGGAAGGCGCCGCTAAGATCGAACAAGGCTCCAAAACGGAGTTTTGTCCGCCAGTGGTGAGGCCGTGAAGATCCCATCCGAAATACGAGCTGGCGACACGATCGTCTGGGTGGATGCACCATCGGTCGACGTTTTCGGCGCCCCCGTCGATAGCGCGACGCACGGCCTCACCTATTACCTGCGCACAAACACCGCGTCTGAGGGTGCCACGGTCGTCGGCGTCGCTGAAGGCTCCGGCTGGAAGTTCACGATCTCGGCCGGCACCAGCGCAGGCTTCGACGCTGGCACCTGGTACTTCCAGGCGGTAGCTGTTGCGGTCAGCGATGGCGCCAAGACGACGCTCGGGTCTGGCTCGCTGACGGTTGCGCCGTCGCTGAGCTATGCCGGATCACCCGGCGCGTTCGACGGCCGCAGCCAGGCGCAGAAGGACCTCGAGGCATGCCAAGCCGCCATCCGCGCATTGATGAGCGGTGGTGCGGTTCAGGAGTATCGGATCGGGACCCGGAGCCTGAAGCGGTACGAGCTGGCTGATCTGCTGGCGCTTGAGAGCAAGCTGAAGGCTGACGTGGCCCGCGAGCAGAAGGCCGCGATGATCGCGAACGGTCTCGGCAATCCACATAACCTGTTTGTGAGGTTCGGCCGCTGATGGGACTCCGCACTCGTGTATTGACGGCCTTTGGATTCGGGCCGAAGCAGCAACCGGAATCACCCCGGCGTCGGCGACGCACCTATGCAGGCGCGATCATCAACCGGCTGACGAATGACTGGATCGCCAACGGCACCAGCGCCGACGCCGAGATCAAGACGAGCCTGCGGAAGTTGCGGGACCGTTCGCGCCAGATGGTGCGGGACAACCCGTATGCGCGACAGGCGAAGCGCACCACGCAGATCAACGTGGTGGGCCAGGGCATCAAGATGCAGTCGCAGGTGCGGGCGCTGCGCGGGAACAAGCGCGACGATCGAGTGAACAACGCGATCGAGAGCCTGTGGACGCAGTGGTGCCGGAAGGAGTTCTGCGATGTCGCCGGCCGGAACAGCTTCTACATGTTTGAGTGGCTGGCTGCTGGGGCTATGCCCGAGAGTGGCGAGGTGGTGTTCAGGATCCACCGGCGGGCGTTCGGCGGCAGCAAGGTGCCGATGGCGCTGGAGATCATCGAGAGCGACTTGCTTGACGATGAGTACAACGGTGCGGTGAGCGCCAAGGGCAACGAGTGGCGGATGGGCGTCGAGATCGACCCCTACGGCCGCCCGGTGCAGTATGCGTTCCTGACACGGCACCCTGGGGACTACTGGTTCCAGGGGACGCCGGACCGGGCCAGCGTGAAGCATGTGTTTCTGCCGGCGAAGGATGTTGTTCACCTGTTCATCCCCGAGAGGCCTAATCAGCATCGTGGGGTCCCCTGGTTCGCGCCGGTGATCAGCGATGCCCACCAGCTGGCGGGCTACGAGGAGGCCGCGGTGGTGCGTGCTCGATCGGGCGCGAGCCTGATGGGCTTCATCACGTCACCTGAGGGTGAGCTCGAGGCAGATGACGTCGAGGACGGCCAGCGGATCTCGGAGTTTGAGCCTGGGGTGTTCAAGTATTTGGATCCAGGCCAGCAGGTGACGATCCCGAACCTGTCGTCGCCCGACCAGCAGTATGAGATGTTCGTCCGCTCCAAGACGCGGCGGATCGCATCGGGCTTCGGTTGCTCGTATGAGACCTTGTCGAGGGATTTCAGTGAGACCAACTACTCCAGCAGCCGGCTTTCGCTGCTGGAAGATCGCGACCACTGGAAGGTGGTGCAGTCGTACCTGATCGAGAATTTCCACATGCGGGTATTCCGCGAGTGGCTCGATGTGGCGGTGTTGAGCGGCGAGCTGGCCCTGCCCGACTATGAGCTGCGTCCTGATCGGTACGACACACCGCGGTGGCTGGCTCGCGGCTGGTCGTGGGTGGATCCGCTCAAGGAAGTGAAGGCTTACCGTGAGATGGAGGCAGCCGGGTACAAGACCAAGGCGCAGATCGTGGCCGAACTGGGCGGCGATCTGGATGAGAATCTGCAGCAGCTCGCACGGGAGAAGAAGCTCGCAGAAGATCTGGGTGTCACGCTGGATGCGGACATCAATCCTGAGACGCCGGCCGCTGAGGTTCCTCCTGACAGCGAGTCGGCTGGCGACGGGGGGCAGGCCCCACCCCAGGCTCCCCGTCGCACCAGGAATTCGCGTCGCAAGAAGGTGAGTAATGTGGATGAAGTTCAATCCGAGCGTCCAGAAGGGCCGCTTAACTGATGGACGAAATTCAAACACCTGAAGAGGATCGCGCTCTGGCTGATCTATCCGAGGAGCAAGTTGCTGCCGTGGGCGACGCCGTTGCACAGATTGTGGCGGAGCACATGATGGAAGTGGTGGAAGACACCATGGAAGTCCTGCAAGGTGACGAGCCTGAGGTCGAGGAGCGCAAGCTCGAAGGCAACTACACCCGAACCGAAGTCACCTCCTTCTCGGAGCTGGAGGATCGGAGTTTCGAGTTCCCCTTCAGCTCCGAGTATCCCGTGGCCCGGTACTTCGGCAACGAAGTGCTGAGCCACGAGAGAGAGGCGGCCGACCTTGGCCGCCTCAACGACGGCGCCCCGCTGCTCTTCAACCACAACCCTGACAAGGTTGTTGGTGTCGTCGAGCGTGCGTGGATCGACGGCGACAAGAAGCGTGGCTACGTGAAAGTGCGCTTCTCTCGTAATAGCTTTGCCAAGGAGGTGATGGCTGATGTCAAGGATGGCGTCCTTCGGGGTGTCAGCTTTGGCTACGCCATCAACAAGATGGAAGAGCGAGGCGACAACTTCGTCGCGACTCAGTGGAGTCCGTATGAAGTTTCAGTTGTTAGCATCCCGGCAGAC